ATGGGGATTACGCTGTGAGTTGTTCGAATACAGCGACGAGGATATCGATACTGGTGTTGCTGCAGTAGATGCTATAGAAGCAAACTTTGCAAATGCAATAGCAGTAAACCTAGTTGCAGGTGGTACAGGTACATATTCAGTGGGAGAGATTATCACTGGTGGTACATCTAATGTATCTGCTGAGGTTAAGTCCTTTGATGCAGCAACTAACCAGATACAGGTATACAATCGTACAGGTATCTTTACGGTGCCTGAGACCCTCACAGGGCAGACTTCAGGGGCAGCTTGGACAACTGCTACATATAATACACTAAATAATGTTAATAGTGAGTTTGATATCAATGCAACAGTTGAGACTCAAGCAGATGCTATTATTGATTTCACTCAAGGTAACCCCTTTGGTGAATTTGGAGATAAAGGAAGTAGTATCTAATGTTAGGAACTTATTCATACCACGAGATTATAAAGAAGACAGTTGTCGGATTCGGTACACTGTTTAACAATATAGAGCTCAGACGTACGTCTGGTGCTAAAACTGAGGTGATGAAAGTACCTCTTGCCTATGGACCTAAGCAAAAGTTTCTTGCTAGGTTACGTCAGTTAGGAGATCTTTCTACTAGAGATCAGGCACAGATTACTCTACCTCGTATCTCTTTTGAGATAACTGGTATTCAGTATGATGCAACTCGTAAGGTTGCACCGACACAGTTTATCAGACACACCAGTGGGTCAACCACTAATAAAGGGTTCATGCCAATACCTTATAATATAAATTTTGAGTTGGCAATTCTTGCTAAAAATCAGGATGATTCTCTCCAGATTCTTGAGCAAATTTTACCTTTCTTCCAACCAAGTTTTAATATTACTATGAACTTGGTACCTTCCTTAGGTGAAAAGAGGGACTACCCTATTACTTTAACTGATATCCAATATGATGATCAGTATGAAGGTGATTATGATACTCGCAGAACTTTAATTTACACCCTACAGTTTATTGCTAAGACATATCTGTATGGTCCTGTACAAGACAAGTCTGGAGAGGTTATCAAGAAGGCAATCGTGGACTACTCTACAGAAGCAGTTGTTACTGCTCCAAGAGAAGTCAGATATACTGCTACACCTAGATCACTTGTTGATCGTACTGGTGCTGCAGTCACTACACTTACTAATAGTATTGATCTAAATGACGGTATCTTTGAGGTTGCTTCAGTCACAGATCTTGTGGTTGGAGATGAATTCCAAGTAGATACTGAAGTTATGCATATAACTAGAATAGTAGGTACTACATTACACGTTAGTCGTGGATGGAATAAGAGTACCATTGCAACACATACAGGTGGTGCAGGAGTTCTGAAGATAGATGCTGCAGACAACGCTTTAGTAGAAGCAGACGATGACTTCGGATTTAATGAACTAAAATCGGAATGGACTGATGGAAAATCAAGAAACCCAACAACAGGACTCGACGAATAGTATGTTTGAGGGCATTGAGGAAGCACTCGATGTTGATACATCTATCGTTAAAAATGAAAAGCCTGAAGTAGTCGTCCCTATTAAAGACCAACTTAAACAAGACTACGAGTATACTCGTGGACAGTTGTATAATCTTGTAGAGAAAGGTCAGGAAGCGGTTAATGGAATTCTAGACGTAGCACAACAGTCCGATCAACCAAGAGCATATGAAGTTGCAGGTCAATTAATTAAGCACGTTGGTGATGTTGCAGATAAACTTGCTGATCTGCACAAAAAAGTAAATGATATAGAGAATCCTAAGCAAACTCGAAACACAGAAGTTACTAACAATACTATGTTTGTAGGTAGTACCGCAGAACTTGCTAAGTTTCTAAAGTCTAAGCAAGATAAATAACACTGTAGATAGGTAATACCTAGAGAGGCAACAATGTCAGTTTTAAATGTATTAGATACCCAAACAATCTCTGCCAGTGGCAGTGGATATATTGTGGTAAAGACTGGAGTAATTAGATGTTACTGTGCAGCAGCATCAAGTATCCAGATAGACGCAGGTCCAGCAATCACACTTGCTGCAGGTGAAGCAATATTAGTTTATTGTGGTAAACCAAAGCACGCAAAGATAGCTGCTGCTACCGATGCTAACCCCACAGTATTGACTATCCAAGGATACTCAAATGGTGGTAGACATACATTTAGTGCTAACGATTATATCGAAACTGTTGACGGTGGTGACACTGACGGTTTCGTTGCAGCATTTGAGTCTGCTGCATCTTCAGGAAAGAAAGTTGCATCAGCTACTGCTACAACAATCACAACAGATATAGATGCATCTGCTGCATCAGGTGACTATGCATTATCTGCTGCTGATGCTACTGCAGGAAATATTCCTCAGGTATCAAGAGCAGTTAAACTTACCGCAGGATCAGGTTCTGGTGGTGTTATTGTAGAACAAGTCCAAGTAGTTGGAGGTTAGGTTGGAATGCCCGCAGTCTCCAAAAAGCAACAACGATTCTTCGGGATGGTTCGAAAGGCTCAAAAAACGGGTGAAGCAGAGTCACCTGAGATTGCCAAAGTTGCTTCCACCATCAAGAGGAAGGATGCCAAAGACATCGCCTCAACTAAACATAAAGGTTTACCAATGAAAAAAGAAGAACTCACAACTGAAGCAAAGGTAGATAAAGGTCGTAGCGATTACGGTAAAGCATCTATCAGAAACTACAGAAGAATGGGACCTGGACATGGTGATCCTGGTATGTTCGATCCTAGTGGTAAGAGAGGAAAGACTATTGATAAACGTAGAGAAGAGCACAAAGCACGTCGTGGTGTGAAGGGTGCTAAAGTACCTGCATATAAAGTAGAAAGTGCAGCAGGGTATTCTATAGGTGGTGAGATAAAGAAAGGTGTTAAACGTCATAAAGACGCAGTAAAAAAGAAGAAAGAGAGATCAGGGAAGGCAGTACCTTATGCAATGCTAGCTCAGGAGTATGTACCTGAAGAGGGTTACGATCATTGGAGAGATAAGCAATTAGAGAAAGGTACTTGGAAAGAACCTGAGAGGAAGAATCCTCCTAGGAAACCAATGACTAAGAAAGAGTTGGATAAGCAAGCAAAGAATAGTCAGAAAGCACTTGATATTGTGAAGGGAAATATTAGAAAGAAGTATGGAAAAGGTGCAATCATGGGAGAGGAAAATCTCTCAGAACTTAAGAACTCAACTCTTTTAAGTTATAGTCAGAAAGCAACAAATGATTTAGCCTTCTCAGGTGATGGTAAAAAGAAAGCTCGTAAGAGAGCAACTGGAATCAAAACCGCTACAGGAAGACTAGCAATGAGGGCTACTGATCCTGATGGTAAATTAGGATGGAATAAGAATCCTAAGAATGAAGAAGTTGTTAATGAAAAAATTAAGTATGATAAGAAGGGATCTTCTATGGATTATTTTTTAGGTGCTGATCCAAAGAAAACAAAAGAATATAAAGCATTAAAGAAGAAATCAGTAAAGGAAGGAACTAAGTACGGACTCTATAAAGGAGACGGTAAACCTAAAGGTGCCATGGCTGCTTTCGCTAAGAAGAAAGACGACAAGAAGAAACCAAATCCATATGGTAAGAGAGCAAAACTCAAGATGCTTATCAAAGGGTTTGCTGAAAAGGAAAGATCAAAGGCAGGTGTTACCAAAGAAGAGAAAGTATGTTGGAAAGGTTACAAACGTAAACCTGGTACCAAGAGATATGCAAAAGGTTCTTGTGTTAAGGAAGGAAACATAACTTGGAGAGAGTTTTTAGAAGAAGGTAATAGAACTGCTAGACAACTTTCTAAGTCAAAGACACAGACTACAGGAAACATCTCTGCTGATAGAGGTGACGACGAAAAAAAGAACCGATCCTCTAGAAAAGGTCTAGAGAAGGATCTCAAGAAGAAAGGGATTGGATACTCTAAAGGTGTAGGTGAGTATAAGTATAAGAAAGATGGTAAAGAGGGTACTAAAAAAGAAGTATCCTACCAAACAACTCCTGCCAAAGGTATGAGTAAAAGAAGATTTGGTAAAGTTATGCGACGATTGGGTCGCAAACACGGACAAGAAAGTGTTATAACTAAGAAGGCAGGTAAACCTGCACACTTACATGACACTCAGTCTAAGAAAGCAGATAAATCATTTGCTTTAGGTAAATCTAAACCAGGTAAGAATCCTTCTAAAGAAGGTGAAACATCTGGTACTAAGGTGAGATCAGGTAAATTACCTAGCAAGACCAAAGGAGCAATGCATTATGGCAACTAAGATAAAGTGTAAGTACTGTGGCTTAACTGCACCAGTAACAGGTAAATTAGAATGCAAGAAGTGGATAGCAAAACATGAAAGTTTATGTCCTAAAAATCCTGCATTCATGGCATCATGATCAGAAGATGTCCAGGTTGTACTGCAACTTGGATTGATGGTCAGTTATACTGGGCTACAGGAAAAGAAGCATGTCCTCATGACCTTGCAGGATTAGTATGTAATGTGGTAGACTTACCTAAGTGCATCAATCCTTGTAAAGGATCAACAAGTGGTGCAACTTGGTTACATCGTCAACAATGGTTTGAGGCATTTGACCTAGATATTAACAATTAATGGATCACACAATGGCTTATCACATGAGAGAAAAATTATTAAGAGCAGTTCTTGCACATGCTAGTGGAGAAATCGAAAAGCATAAAGCAAATGTCGAAGTATACTTAGAACATCCTGCAGGTATTGGTGAGCATTCAGACATAACTGAAGCAATACAGGTAGAACTAGATAAGATATCTCGATACCATGACCAAATAGAGGTAATTAAGAAGTATTTCTACTCTTCTAGCGATAAATAGTAGTGTAATTTGAGGAGACAAAATGTCTCATTACACAGTGGGTTATCATAATAACCAACATCAGAATTTCGAAATTTGTGAGTATGCAGAAGACGCATATGAAGCAATACAACACAGCAAAGAGGATGTCCCTTTCTTAAGGGAGCATCCTCATTTTATTGATTCTTGTTGGGCAGAAAAATGAGTCGTATAACAAAACATAAGCATGAAATAATGTGGTGGATGAGCAGACTTACAATAATGATGACATCATTATTTCTTTCCTTTTCACTTGCAGCATCAGCATATGCTTACTGAGTAAAGTCATAGTACTTTAGTATTATAAATTATATTAATACTACTCATTAACATATGTTATCTACCGCATATCGCCTTCGGTTAGAAGGAATCTGCAAAGCAATCGCAGCAGGAACAGAAGTCAGTATGGAAGACATGATATGGGCACAGAAATTAGCAAAGGCAAACACCTCAGCAAGAGGTATGCTAAGTCAAGCAAGAAGATTAGCAACGGATGAAGATGGTTCTTGTTTAAAATATT